CCTTTACCATATTTGGATTGAGATTCTTTTATGTGTTGTTTTAAAGTTTTCATCTCTTCTCCTGTTAAATCTTCTTCAAAATCCTCTAAATGTTTTTCTTTAATGTGTTGTTTTAGAGTTTTCATTTTTTCTTTTTCTTTTCTTTTTGATGTTTTTTATAAAAATCTTCCACCCAATCATCATTTTTACCATGTTCAGAAGCAATCTTAATTAATCTCTCAGATTGTTGTACTGCTCCTGCTAAAGCGTGTAAGTTGTTTTTCATTTTTAAAACATCATTTTCTACATTAACAATTTTAGTTTTCAAATCGTTAAAATCATTTACAAGTTTATCTTTTTCAGTTTCTAACTCTTTTAAAGTTAGATAAAATAATTCAGCCATAATATTTCCTTAATTATTAAGCGACAACAAAATCGTGTCCGCCAATTACATTCCAGTTTGAGTTTTTAAACATCAATTGTACTGTTTCGCCGGGTGCGTTCAAAGTAACTGTAGTTCCACCTCTTAAATTTGAAGGTGTAATTACAACATTATTTGTTCCGCCTGTTGATACATTAATAATTGTTTTAATTTGTCCATTTGCACCATCAGCTAATGTACAAGGCGCACCGGCTGAAGTAGCGTTTACTTCGGTAACTGCGTTTGTAATTTCAATTGCTGTTGATGTAGAACCATCACCTGTAATAGATTGAGATGTAGAATTTAAACCAACCCATGTTGGAATATTGTTGAATACATCTTCAGCTGTGATTTTTTTATTGATTGGTGTTCCGCTCGGGTCGTCCACTACATGGAACAAATCGACTGCGGCTAAACCGTCACCAAGGTCGGTTAATTGTGTGACTTTTTTATCTGCCATTTTTATCTCCTGTTAACCTCTTTCGAGGGATGCTACTGTAGGTAAATTCCTACATCACTTTGTTTATATATTTATAAAGGGAGCCGAAGCTCCCTTTAATTAGTTATTATTAAGCGTCTTGCGAATTAGTTAACGCAATTAGACACTCATATTGTACTCTAGTTGCTCTTCCGCCAGAACCAGTTGTTTTTAGGTTCCAACCAGCATGTGCAACAGCACCAGATTGTGTTTCTGTGTCTTTAAAATTAAAAAGACCCATAGTCACACCTGTAATAAAATTATCAGCAGTAGTATCATTGAACAAATCTGTTCTATTTGCTGTTGATGTTTCTTTTCTGATTGCAGCCGTAGCCCATAAAGGTGCTCCAGCAGCTTCATCTACATTAGTCCAACTTGACATATTATTCTCTCCCTTTTAGTTAAATAATCGGTACTCACTTTTTTTATGTGTACCACTATTTATAAAGGGATATTACTTGAAGCCTAGTTTTTTCAACTCGGCGATAGTTTGGGAGGCTGTTTTGAATGTGATACCAGTACCACCTCTGGCACTAAACTCTTTGGTATTCTTTTCGTAATCATCAATCAGAATAGAACCAGGACTTGCGTAGTTCTTTTTCTGACTTCTCATTACAAGATTGATTTTGTTACTAGGTATTCCAGTATTTTTCATAGCCCACTTTCTCTTGCCTGGAATGCAATTTGGGTCAAATGCATGTTCAACATATGCACTTAATATATGTGGGTTATATTTCTTGACAAAGGCAAATAACTTTTTACCCTCATTCAACCATGGTCCGTCAGACCAGAATTTCTTATTAGCAATGATAGGGTCCCAACGCTCTTTTCTACCAAGTTTAGTCCATTGATTGATTGTAAGACCTGTAGTCTTCTCAATGTTCTTCACAAAGTCGAATAGAACACCGTCCATATCGAGATATATTCTAGGTAAATTATTCATAGTGTATCCTTTTTTATTATGTCTATATTATAACACAAGGTTACACATAAGGCAAGCAAAAAAAGCAAATTATTTGTAATTTACTTCAGGTTTTGTGTCGATTTTTGTTGGTTTTTCGCCTGTCATAGTAGATGTTCTCGCTTTGTCTTTCTGCGACTCTTTGTCATCTTTCTTATTAGGCACCATTGTTTCCATACCCTCATCTTTTGCTGAGTATTTAGAATCAATCTTATTAAAAAACGCTTTCTTTTCAGCAGGCGTCATTGAACCAATACCTTTACCAGTTTTCTCTAGTTCTTTTTTGAACATTGCTTGGTAACCAGAATCTTCTCTGTAACTTCCTTGTTTGGCTACAACTTCTTCAATGCTGCCAGGCTTGTGTTTTAAATAGTTTGACATTTTATTTTCCTTTTACTTTGGCAGCTAAATCTTTATCTGCACCACCCCATGTTCCAGAGGATTTTGTTATAAATGAGTTTACTCTTGCAAAAGCCCATTGTTGCTGTGAAGCACCTGGTCGGTGTCCACCTCTCCAAGCAGCCATGCCTCTATCATATACTTTCTTTAAAATACCATATGGCATTCCAGATTTCTCAGCCTTATTTTTAAGACCCTCAATCTGTTCAAAAACTTGTTTTGCTGGGTGGTCTTCGTTCTTCATCTTTGATAATTTATCTCCGATTTCGTGACCTTTTTTAATTGTCTTTTTGTCTAAAGGTGGTTCATCATTATATTTCTTTTTAGCAGTTGCCATACCAATTGCGTATGCTTTGTCTTTGGCCATCTCATCCATTTTTTTGCCTCTGACTTCAACATTGATTTGAATATACTCATCTTCACTTTCAACATCAACAAGAATATCTTTCTCATCAATACCTTTATCTTTTAAATAATTTTTTATTGCTTTAACATCTCTGTCAGCTTCATAGTCTTGTGATGGTTCATACTCTTTTGTCATGTTCACACCACCTTGACCGTCATCTTCGACATCTATCATGCCGTCTGTGACCATATCTTCTAAATCTTTTTGTGCCTGAAATGTATCTAAAGCTGGTTTAGGTTCTGCTTTAGGTTCATCTTTTTTAGGTTCGTCTTTTGGCGTATCTTTTTTAGGTTCTTTAATTGGTTTTTCATCTTTATCAACAGCAGTTAAATTGCCACCAATAGATTTGTGAGTTACTTTACCATCTTTACCATATCTACCAAACTTCATGTAAGATAATCCCATTGATTTTGCTTTATCTGAAGCGTCTGATTCAGACAGGTTTAAACTCTCTCTAATTCTATCTTTAAATTTTGCGACTAATTCTTTTTTATTTTGTTTTTCTTTTTCTTCAGCGTCATCTTTAGCAGCTGCGTCTTTAGCCATTTTAGCTTTTAAATGTTTGTAAGCAATACCAACTTGTAGTAATGGTTCACCTGTTTCTGGATTGACCATCTTTTGAGTTGACTTTTGTACCTGTTTTGCTTTATCTGTTTCTGCTTTCTGTTTTAACTGAGCAATTTCATTTTCTTTTTGTTTTAATTCGTTTGCAAGTTTATTAGGGTCATCTTCTTCTTTAATAGTTTCTTCTGGTACACAATTTGGTACCATCTTGTCACCTTTTTTCTTCATGCCTACTTTTTTATAACCTACCCAACATGCCTCATAAACTGGATTGTAAAAGTCTTCGTCAGCGCTTTCATCAATACTATAACTCTCTGCTCTAATATCAGCCTTGTAAAAGTTTTTAAGGTCAGTTGCATACTTGTTAAGGTCATCACCTTTACCATCTACTTTCATTACCATACCTTTTGCATTAATAGTAAAACCATGTTTTGCTAAATCAGTAGAAGCTTTGGCCATATCAGCCATGCTTTTGAAAGTAACTGTCATCTTTTTAAATTCGTGTAGAGTTTCTTCTTTATGGTAACCTGTGTCGTTACAATGTTCACATCCTTCACCATTACATTTAGTACATACTTCTTCACCAAGAATACTCTTAACTGTTTTTACATCTAGTTTCATTAACTTAGCAATCTCAGCCGCTGACTTACCATCTTTTTGCATTTGGTCAATCTGTGACATTTTGCCTTCGTCTAAATTTTCATTAGTTCTTTTAAGAACATTTTGTACAGCAGGGTGTGAAGATAAACCTTTTGCAATTTTTTCAATTGCTGAAACAGCACCTGAATAATTACCTTGTTTGTATCTAGGGTCGTTTGCAATACCATATGCCATTTTAATTTGTTGGTCGGTAAATTTTGCTTCGTCTAAAGACATTCTAAACTCTTCAGCTTTCAAACCATTACCTTGAGCTGCTAACTGCATGTCTAAAATTTTTCTCATGTTACCAGATAGTTTTAATTTAGGACCACTACTGTCAACTTTTAGACCATGTTGTTTTGCTAAAGAAATCATATTTGCTTTTTCTTTATCATCTCTAAAACCTGAGATGTGGCCTACGCCTTCAGCAAATAGTTCTTCTTCTAATTCTTCTTTTCTAATCTTATTTAATTGGTCTGCTTTGTAACCATGTTTGGTCATCAATCTTGTCATAGCCATTGTAGATACAAATGGTATGTTACCACCATATAATTTTTCTAAAGCATTTTTATTACTATCAAACTTTGTAAACAACTGACCTAATTTGTTTGCATTATCAATAGAGATTGTTTTACCTCTCATAGGTTCATATTGTTTTTTAAGTACAGCTATTTGTGCGTCACTAAAACTTTCGTCTAGTGTTTCAACTAACTTTGATAATTGATTAATGTTTGCATGTTTGATGGCCAACTGTGTTGGTATGTCCATCTTTTTAATCATATCTTTAACAGACGGCGTTACATCTCTAGCTGTCTTTCTCATCCACAATTGCTTGATGTTTGCAATTTGTGTATCGTTTAATTTTGATTTTAAATAATCGTTTTCGTTTACTAGTACCTGAGCGTAAGCTTCGGCCATTGTTTGTCTGTATTTACTCATTAGTTATCTACCTTTGCTCCTGCTCTCCATTGATAACATGACCAGTATCTTGCTTTCCATTTAGGACCAGGATTATCACATCTGTGCCTTGCTCTAAATGACTTTCTTCTAGCCGGATTATCTCTTTTGATACTTAAACCTGTTGTGTCGCCAAAAGAAACCTTTACGACATTCCCTTGGTCATTTTTTACATAGACATAAAACTTCTTTGAACCACCTCTAACGGGGTCGTTCAGTTTTACTGTCTTACCTTGGTATTCAGCTTCGTAAATACCTTCTTGCTCGTGTTCAAATATACACTCTTCACATGCTTCATCTATTTTGTCAAATTCTTTAAAAGTTTTCATTATAGTTTCTCTATCATTCTAGCCACCACTTCTTGTAGTTTCGCTTTCCATGATTCTTTGTATCTTTCCCTATATTTATTCATTGTGGACTCTGTACTTGCCCATTCTTTTACATCTTTTTCAGATGGTTTCTCTCTTTCAAGGAACCCTTTTACTTTTTTAATAGGGTTTACTTGACCTGGTGTCATGTCTACCGTATGTTTTGTGTACTCTGGTGTACCAATTTCATAGACTTCACCGTACATTTGTTTATATTTCTTTGTATGAATACTTGTTTTAGTCTTAGCGTCTTTATCGCCAGGCGCTGGTTTATTATCGTTCTTTGTAGTATCTTTATTTTTAAAGTAATCTGCTCTCTTACTCTTCACATCTTTTGATAATTGTTTGTAATACTTTTTAGGTTGAGTACCTTTCTTCTTCTTCACATCTCTATCTTGTGGTTGAGCGTCTAAATCTTCTTCTATTTCTGACACAGCCTCAAACCCATAATCAACATTTAAATTATGTTCTCTCATCTCGGCCTCTCTATTAGTTGTAGATACAGGAATACAATCCCATATCCATGCTTTATGCAAATTGTTTTTATTATCTTCAACTACAATATAATTAGTACCTTTTCTGACAACTGTACCTTGTAGGTCTTCTTTGATATAATCTACTGTATCGCCGATATTAAATATCTGTTCTCTGATATAGAGGTCTCTAATTTGTTGTTGTTCAAACTGTTCTAAACTAGCGATAGGTTTTAAATTTCTCATATGTAAATAGTTAGCGGCCAAGTTCATACCTTTTCTAACTTGTTTCATAATACCATCTGCGTCAACACCTCTTGGTAAACCTTTTTCAAAACTTCTTAGGTCACCTTTGGCAGCCGCAGCTCTCATTTTACTAGCACTCATACCTGAAGCACCCTCGGCATCGGGGTCCCTTTCGCCAGCAGAAACTACCTTAATATTATCAAAGTCATACATACCATGTCTTGATGATACGCCATTATACTTCTTCAATATTGTTTCAAACTCTCTTACTCTATCTGAACCTGCAACCATGGTTACATCTGAGTAACCTTTCTTATACAACATTGTAGCAATGTCAAGTACCATATTGGTCTGGTTGATTTCAATGTTTCTTGCATGAGAAGGAAACATCTTTTTCATAATAGATAATTTATCTCTAGGAGATAATGGATTCTTTTTAGGGTCATTACTTCTACTTAAATAGATTTTGTAATCATTTGTAGGTAATGATTTAACTTTGTTAATAAGTTTTTCGTGACCAATTGTAGGTGGATTAAATCTACCAAAAGCAAATGCAACTGACTTACCTCTTGCTTCATGCATTTCTAAATCGTCAATCTCTTTATCAGATACTTTGCCATCATCTAAAATCTTTTTACACTTCTTGTAGAATTTTAAGTAATGGTATTTCTCTAACATTTTATAGATAACATTTTTAGGTAGTCTGTTTTTAATTCCGTATTTTCTTATCTCATCTGGTGACATATCTTTATCAAATGCAGCTCTTCTATCTGCGTCAACACCGTCACCAATTTTAATAATATCTCTGATACTATCTTCAATCTCTTCTAATTTTTCATTGATTAGTTCTTGTAGATTTAATATATCATCTGGTGATAGTTCTTCAAGTTCTCTGTAATCAATGATATCTCTTTTTAGTTCACCTTTTACTACATCAATCTCTTGTACTTTTCTTTCAAAGTCTTTTAGATACATTGATTTATCAAAGGTAAAATCTTCTGGTCTTTTTATAAACTTATTATCTTCAATGTCAAATACAGCGTCTGCCTTTTTTTCTTGGTCGTTGTATGTTGCCATGTCTGTAATGAAATAAAAATTAATAGGGTGTTGTGTACCAGGTATTAATTTACCTTGAACACTATCTGGAGAGGAAGCTGACAAATACTTTTTAGATAGTCTAACTCTTTCCTCTTCTCTCTTTTCTTTTGGCACATCAAACAATACATTTAAATCTAAGTCTGCGTCTGCTCTATATCTTTTTGTAAGAATAGAACCAATAAGACCAACCTTAACAACAGGATATTCTGTTTCAAACATCTCTATTTGTTTGTCAATTAATGCCTTAACACTTGGCTTAATTGTAGGGTTGTTAGTATCAGCACCATCAAACACAGCCTTGGCATATGTTTTTCTAGGTATGTCTATGATACTTTCTTTAAATGTTTTCATCTTCTTCTTAATCTTCTCTCTGTGGCCATCCATCTTTTTGCTGTGTATGACTTAATTTTATTAGACAATAATCTTCTTACTGCTTGAGAACATTTGTTCATAACAACTGTAGTAAGTTCTTTATCATCTTTACTGTTGTCAATGATAATCATGTTACCCATACCAAATGTATTTTGAAACTTACCAATATTAGATTGCACCTGTTCCCAGGACTTTCTAGTAATATATTCTGGTACACTTCTTTCTCTTTTAGCATTTCTTTCTAACGCAACATCTAATGTTGTGTTTACAAATATCATGTAACTATCATAACCTAAACTATCTAACAATGCTTTCTGTTCTTTAATCTTATCGTAATCTCTACCTGTACCGTCAATAATTAAACCTAATCTACCTTTGATTGATAAGTCCATTTGAGTAGATGTTACAGCCTTTGCTCTATCTCTAATAATATCTCTAGCCTCTGCCTCATCTTCAGGCATTTTTAATGATAGACCATGTTTCTTTAATGACCTTTCAAATGCATTATCTGAGTTGATAGGTTTTAAACCAGTACCACCAAATGCTCTGTTTGTAACAAAAGATTTACCTGAACCTGGACCACCTGCAAGGAAAAATGCCTTGAAGATATTAGGGTCATATAATCCCTCTTGCAATTCTTGGTATCTTATGTCGTCAAATTTTTTCATTGTACTTTCTTAATTATTTCTTTTGCTATTGCCTCTGGTGTACTACCCTCGGCTTTAATATTTATTATTTCGTCTTTATAGTATTGCAATAAAGGTGCTGTTTCTCTATGGTATACTTTAATTCTATTCTTTATAATTTCTGGTTTATCATCTGCTCTGCCTCTTGAAGTTAGTCTTTTGATGACCTCTTCCTCAGATACCACAAGATTAATAACATGGTCATATTCGATTCCCTTATCTTCCATTGCTTTTGCTTGTTCAGTATTTCTAGGGAAACCGTCAAACACATAACCTTTCATGGCGTCTGGTTGTTTCATTCTTTCTTTTACTGCGTCTATAACTATAGGTGTTGGTGCAAATTCACCTTTTGCCAATAGTTCTCTTACTTTCTTACCGTCTGGTGTATTCTTTTTTGATAATGCTCTCATCATATCACCTGTGTATATGTGGGCGATACCTAATTCTTTCTTTAACAATTCTGAATATGTTGATTTACCAGAACCTGGTCCACCAATCATAATGATTTTAGGTCCGTTGATTGCTTCAAAGAAGTATTGTTTAAATGACTTCATTAATTCCAACCTTTAGGCATAGTAAAGTTTTGCCTACTAAATTCTAATCTATCTACAAGTTTAATTGCACCTGCAACTTTATCAACTGCAACATAACCCTCTGGTGCTGTTACTCT